TAGTGTAGATTATACAGCAACTTACAAAGATTATGCGAAAGAATGGCTCAATGCTTTTAACAGTCAACACGATTTAGATTTTAAGTTTATTGGCATTGATTCGCCCCGCTTTTATAACTATTCCACGGACAAAATAAAGGTTAATGTTGACATATTGCAATGCCACATATTAAAAAGAGATTATACAAGAAACGTTGATTTTATAACGTATGCAAATGAACGCCTAAAAAGTAGCAGCGGCTTCATATCCTTTTATAATGGATTAACAGACTTAAGACAAAAGGCGAAGGAAAATGATTCCGATTATATTTTATTGATTGAGTTGATTCTGGATTTTATAATTGATTCCAATGAGCCTATTTTTATACATGAATTCGAGATAATACCACAACTAATATATAAAACGACATGACAAAACAAGAAAAGGAATTGCAACAATGGTTAGACGGTTATAAAAAAAGAATAGACCAATATAATCAACCGCAAAGAATAGCACACCGAAAAGAGATTCAAAACTATTTAATACAAGTAGGGCATCATTTTAACTTAAAATAACAACATGAATAAATATACATTACAACAAAGAAAACGGATAATATTTACCTTTATAACGCAGGAAATCAAGAGCGGTCGACCAATAGATGATTGGCTCATGAAAGTAGCTAAAAACGGCTTTAAAACGTGGGATTTTGAATATATCCTAGGGCATATTAAACGCTACTATATTAATACAGGCGGTTACAATGAAAGCGATGTGCACGAGGTGATTGAATTTGAGATACTAAAAGAAACTAACTAAAACAAAATAACATGGACGACTTAATGAAAACTACAATGATGCTTATTGAATCAGAGCAAAGAAATGTAGAACTAGAAAAAAAGATAATAGAATTACAACGCACTTTAACGCACGTAAAAAACTACAATTAAATTAACAATCAAACTAAATAACATGAAATACAACGGAAATAATAAAGAGACTAAAGCGGCAATACTTAAAGAAAACCAACCGTACATATATGAGAACCTAGGTAGATACACCAAGCTAGATTTATTAGGCATCATAGACAGCAAGAGCGATGCACTAAACACCGAAAGGATGAAGGGCATATATACAGGCAAAGCGGTTATCAATGTTTATGTTGACAATGAACATGCACATGAAGTATTTTTTGAGCCCAACAGCTTAGAAATAAATATCAATGATGTTTTCGCAATTGCTGATAAGTACGAAAACCTATACATTGATTATCATGATGTAAAAACAGATGTAATATTTACTCAAAGTTATAATCGCATGTAATAAATTAAACTACAATTTAATTAAACTTAAGCCCTCATTTATGGGGGTTTTTTTATGCGCTATATTTTGAACGTTTGTTGTGTTTCAGTGAGTTAGGTTTAATAAAAGGGTTGATTGGTACGTTTGTGTCCATCCTAAGGTATCTCACAGCCATTTTAAGCTACGTTCATGCATTTCTGGTACATTATATCCACTGAGGTTATTTAAGAGCCTTAGAGGAGCTTATATGAGGTACTCTCGGTAAGTTAAGGATTGGTTCACTGTATTAAGTAAGACTTCACATACATGATATATCTCCCAGCGACATCTGTATAAAAGAAAAGTTGTATATTTGTTTTATGGCAAAGAGAATGAAAGTACGCAACTACAATGTTTACAGTGAAGATATGGCAAAGTGTATGTCTTGGTGTTTATCTAATGGCATAAAAATATATATGTTAGGTTCTGTAAAAAATGAGCATCAAGTTGAGGTAAACAATAACGGTAAAGTTACTACATCTGATGAAATATATTCCATAACTGATGCCACGGATAAAATATGGGAATTATACTGCCACTTCTTTAGACTTCATGCCAAAGAGTAAATAAATATTCCCTAATCTCCTAACGTCAATATGGCGTAGTATACTAAATACTTATATATACTATATAATTATACATACTATAGTGTTTATATACTTATGTTATATACATACTTATGTGTATTATGTATATAATTATGTTATATTATTACCTACTTAATAAAATAAATACTGTATAGTATATATATACTTATGCATACTTATACTGTATATATAACAGCTTAATAGTTTTCTTTTTTTCTTTATTGGGTAATAACATGGCTAAAATTTTGTATCTTCAATGCTTTAGATACAATAAAAGATAATCCAGTTACTTAAACATCATGCAAAAAGATATAAAACTAATTGTACCAGATTCACTACATGAGATTCAGCTCGGACAGTACCAATCTTACTTGGCATCAATCGAAAACTTAGATGCCGAAAAAGATACAGAACAAATCAACCGAAAGCTCATAGAGACGTTCTGCGGGCTTAAACCAGAGCAAGTGAACCTCTTACCGCTAACCTCTATAGAAAATCTCTTAGGAGTCCTCTCAGGTGCCTTCAGCGAGGAGTTTGAACTCATTCGTCACTTTGAATTAGATGGTGTCAAATTCGGCTTCATTCCGAAACTGGATGAGATGAGCTTAGGTGAGTACATAGATTTAGAGTCAACATTCGGAGACTGGGAGAAAATGCATAAGGCTATGGCTATTCTTTATCGGGTGGTTAATTTCGAGAAAGGTGATAAGTATACTATCAATTCATACGAGACTAACGAAGAGTTAGCAGAGGCTATGAAGATGATGCCACTAAGTGTTGTGATGAGTTGTATGGTTTTTTTTTATCATTTAGGGACGGAATTAGCGCAAGCTACATTGAATTATACACAGAAACTAGTGAAGGAGAGCAGCACAACGTCTCAAGTGAGGGAAGCTTTGGAACAAAATGGGGTTGGTATCAATCAATTTACGGACTCGCTCAAGGCGATGTCAGAAGATTTGATGAAATTACAGCCTTACCCCTCCACCAATGTTTAACCTTTTTGGCATTTGAGAAAGAAAAGAACGAAATAGAAGCGGCAATGATTAAGAAACAATACAAATAATGAAAACCTACTACGACTTAATAGATAGAATACACGCATACCTAAGTGGTAGCGAGCTAATCAATACGGTAACTTTCGGAGACTTACTAGAAGTAGATTTATCAAAACAAACTATATTCCCTTTAGCTCATGTTGGCATCATTTCAATGCAGTTTGAAGAATACATAATGGGATTGTCGATGAACGTAATTGTTATGGACATGGTTGATGAGGATAAAGACGATAAGCAGAGCAAGTCTAAGCCGCATTTAGGACTAGATAATAAACACGATATACACAACTCACTACTCAATGTAGTTAATGGCTTACAAAGCTCTATACGTAGAGGTGGACTTAGTGATTTCAATTACGAAATACAAGGAACTCCAACTGCACAGATATTTGAAGATAGATTTGAGAATAAAGTAACTGGCTGGTCAATGACAATTAACATCAATATGGCTAACAACGACATGGGACTGATTAACGCAGACGGTAGCCAATGTCCATAAAGATAAAAAATACAGAAGCCTATATGAAAAGCTACAGCATTAAGCTAGTAGACCTGTTACGTAAAGAAATGGCATCACCTCAGCCTAGTAGAATGCAGTATGAAAACAACACGATAAATACTAAGAATAAAACTAGTTCAGATAACATCAACTACGTAATAAATTCTTCGGCATTAAATAGTTTAAGTATAGATATTAGAGGTGATAAGCACCTATTAGACATAGACAAAGGAACAGATAGCACAATAGCAAGTGTAGAGGATATAGCAAAATGGATAATAGCAAAACCAGTAAATTACAGGGGAGTAAGTCAGAACCAAAGTCTTCAGTCTCTAGGAGCAGGAAGTCCGAAAGTTCTAGCTCTAGCAGGAAAGATAGTAGAATCTCTGGCATTAATAGGGATAAGACCGACAAACTTTATATCAAGGACAGTCGAAAAGCACATGGCGAATCTAAAGCTAATTGCTCCAATTGTGGAAGATGTAAAAGTAAATGTGGAGGACTTGCTAATTCAGGCAGGATTTGACTTAAAAGGTAAAAAAATAAAATTTGTGTAATGGCGATAACTGATATTAAAAAATTAAACGTAAGAAGCCCATTCTTTATTGAAGTGGTAGATGAGTATCTTGGATTAATTCCAGAGGTAGATGCTGACCCAGATGACCCTGACCCAGAACCAGACCCTCAGCCAGACCCAATAACAGAACCCGTTACAACAACTGATGAAATACAGTGTTCAAATATAATTCACTTTGGTAGAACCGTAGGAACTAAAAAGTTTAAGTTAGATACTACAGGAAGAGCTCTTGGCGCATACACTTTTACTATTGACAAAATAAAAACCCCTATTAAATATAGAGTTTACACTGAGGGAGAAACAGCAGGAGCTTACTCAACCGAAGGGCTAGACGCTTATTCTCAGGCTTGGTTAGAAGAAACTGGTGAAGATGCAAGTAGTCTGAGTAGTTCAGGAACATATCCAGATGGGGTTTCTAAAACTTTTAGCTACACAACAACATCCACAACAGTGGCTATAAGTAAAATTATAATAGTAGAACTTCTTATACCTATTATTACGCAGGGAAATATGAGCTTAGCATCTACATCATGTCAGGCGCTTACACCTTCAATTTCACCTTTAACCACTAACTTCGTAACAGTTTTAACTATTGAATCTGTAGAGACAATTAAACTAAAAACTAGTTGGACTCGAGGAAATCCAGTTTTCGGAAGTCCATCTGACGTAACTATTACTCTTAATGGCACATCTTATGAATTACCCCACAATACAAACGGAAATTATGGTACACTAAGAGTTGTGTTTTCAGATGCAACACCTCTTCTTGCACCAACAACTAATCAGTGGATTTATAACCCAGCAACTAGAACTGCTCTTAATTCATCTGATAACCACTGGTCACTTAACGAAGGCTCTCAAAGAATATCTGTGGTTCATGTAAATCAATCTGCAATAAACGAAGGAGAAAATACATTAATTATATCTACGCCTTTTGGAGTTACATGGAATGGATTTGTAAACTTAAGAAGCCATCCAGTAATTCAAGAGGGTGGTAATAATGTAATCAGGACTCTTTATGATGGAGGTGATTCTTTTAATCAAAGCTACTATTCAGGAAATAGTAATCATTACTTATGGGAAAGTGAAATGGAGCATACCGTTACGTTTATAGGCGGTAATACTAAAAACATAAAAAGCACAGCAACAAACAGAATGAGGTATTTTGTAACGTACCCCAATGGATATAAAGACCCTATTTACGAAACACCTAGATGGAGAAATACGGTGCTACCTGATTAGCCAAGTAACTATAATAAAATACACAAGATGAAGGTTTTAAAGAAAGCAGAGTTAAGGTTATGGGTTTACGGAGGTGATATACAAAACGCACCTGCAACCCCTGACTACATATTAACAAAAACAAAGTTAAGCACTGAAGATACAATAGTATTTGAGGTTGCTGAACTTATAAAGGATTTTGTTGAAGTTAAATTTGATGGAGACTACAACACCTTAGTTCAATCTAAGTGGGTAAAATGGAGGGTAGAAAGAACCTACGAAGATACAGCTACAGATACAGACGGAGATGGTGTTGGCAACTTAACTACAAACGCAGAGTCATTCCACGCTATTGCTTTTAGGGGTTACGGAGAGAATGTTGATGGTATAAACCCTGAACTATCTAAAACATTGTTAATGTCAAATAGGGTTATAAATAATAGATGTGGAGATTCTCTAACTGTTCCAATTTATAGTGATAATAGTGAGGGTGTAGTTGAAGTTAACTACTATCAAGACGCTGTAGAAATAGATGAGTCGTTTTTTGGAGTAGCAGATATATTTACAATTGCACAATCTCTTCACATAAACCCTGAATTAGATGATATAATAACGATAGATAAAACTGCAAATACAGCTTTAAATCCTGACAATAATATAAACTCTAGCTTAATACCTCCTTACGCAACAGAATTCAGTTATTTAACTAGAAATGGTGAAAGAAGAGAAATACCTATAGACTGCATAGCAGAATGCGACCAACCTCACCATAAAGTTTCCTTTATAAACAAATTTGGAGTAATGCAGGATATGTGGTTCTTTGCTCGAAAAACAGACAGTATATCAAGTAAAAGAGAAAACTATAAAAGAACTAAACTCAATACTATTGGTGGGTTAAGCTACAACAAATCATCTCACCAGAACGTTTACTTAGAAAATCAAGGTAAAGAAAGATTTACAATGAATACAGGGTTTATTCACGAAAGCTACAATGAAGTTATTAAACAACTACTTGTTTCAGAATATGTATATATGTATGATACTAATACTTTAAATCCAACTAGTGGAATTGGATTCCTTGCAGTGCCAGTAACCGTAGCAAGTTCTGATGTTAGTTTTAAAACTAGATTAAACGACAAACTTGTAGAATACACATTAGAGTTTGAAGCAGATTCTGACTTTATCCAAAGCGTAAGATAGATGAGAGACATAGAAATATATGTAAAGGGTAAGAGACTCGACCTGTTTGATAATGGTACTATTGAGATTAAATCTAGTATTCAGGATGCCAAGGATATATCTAAGGTGTTTACAGACTATTCTCAACCATTTACAATACCTGCATCGGATAATAATAATAAAATCTTTAGGCATCACTACAAGACAGAAATAACGGACAATGTATTTGATGGTAGAGTAAGACATGAAGCTAAGATATTTATAAATCACATACTATTTAAGAGGGGTAAGGTGTTTCTTAATGGTTCTTCAATGAATAACAATAAAGCTAATCACTATAACATAACATTCTTTGGAAACACAGTCTCTCTAAAGGATAAATTCAAAGATTTAACACTATCTTCATTAGACTTATCAGATTTTGATTTTGATTGGACTAGGGATAATATTAAGTCGCTATTTGTAAATGGCAAAACGGTTAATTTAGATGATTCAGCATTAATATTTCCATTAATAACGCCAAAGAAAAGACTGTTTTACAATTCCTCACTATCAAATACAGATTTCAATAACTTTGATGGTAATTTATATGCACCAACTTCATTTCCTACAGATGTGAATGCTTTAAAGCAATATTCGCTTAGAGGTGTAAACGAATCCGATTTAAAACCTGCGATAAAAGTTTATCATATAATAAAAGCTATTGAAGCTAAATTTGATTTAGTCCTAATACCTGATGATAGTGTAGGAACTAAAGACTTTCTTTCTATAGAAAATGAAGCTATATCTAACTTGTATTTATGGATTAGTAATGGTTCGGGTAGCATCATAAATAATACGGATGAAGATAATTATTTCTTTTCTGGCATCCCTACAGATTTTGGATTGCATTCTCAATCAGATGAGGATTTTGTTTGGTTATCGGAAAGTAACGGAGAGTTTACTATAAAAGGTGGGAAAAAAGATGGATTTTCTAATACAACTTTAAACTCATACTTGGCATTTGATTTTGACTTTAAGATTCATATAAAACCTTCACTTGCATATCAAAATGTGAATTGGATGGTTAAACTTGTAAATAAAAAAGATGGAACTTTTCAAACAATAAAAGGTTCTGGAGATAAACTATCGTTAGTTACAATACCCTATAACTTAGATGAAGACCAAGTTTATTATATAGAGTTTTCTTCTGAAACACAAATGATAGAAACAGAAATAGTGTTTGAAGCAAGAGAAGATAATGGACAATATTTATGGTGGAATCAACCTTCTGACTTTGAAATGTACACTACTAAATTTGGTTCTAACCAAGGCTTTAACACTTCTACTGAGAAAATAACTGTGAAAAATGAGATGCCTGATATGAAAATATTAGATTTTATCACGGGCTTGTTTAAGATGTTTAATCTAACTGCGTATGTTATTGATGACGAAACTGATTCTGAATACGGAGAAGACTCTAATAGAGTTCCTAATGTTATTAAGATAACAACCTTAGATAATTATTATCTTGATGCTGTAAACAATCAATCTAAAGGTATTATTGATATAACAAAATACATAGATGTAACCGCTCATAACGTAGACACATCATTACCCTTTTCTGAGATAGACTTCAAGTACGAAGAGGATGATACACTTCTAAAGAGTAACCACCTAAATACCTTTGGAGAAGAATTTGGCAACTCAAACCTGTCGGTATCTGAACTGTATCCTGATATAGATTTATTCTTTGGTAAAAAGTATGAGGTAGAATCTCCATTCAGCATTCTTAAATACGAAAAGATTAAGGGAACTAATATACAATGGGGTTATGCAGCAGGTGGAGATTTCGAGTCAAAAGAAGGAAACTTCTCTAGCTCATCCGACCCTAAAATGCCAACAGGTAATTACAGTTCTGAGAACATCAAGCCATTGCTATTTTATGGTGTAAGAGAAACAACACATGACCCTTTTACGTTTGGAAGTGCATCTGGAAATTCAGCAACTAAGATGGAAAATGGTTATTACAGACCTTCTAACACTAACGAAACAGTTGTTGTAGATGGTGGTGGTGCTTTCACTACACCTCCAGCTTTTTCATTGACTTTTGATGCTGAAATAGATGAGTTTACATTGACTGATTTTGGAGCAAGTAGCAATTCCCTGTTCAACAGGTTCTATAAGAATTACATAACAAGTGTATTCAATCCAAATAAAAGAATATTCAAGCTCAAGGCATACTTACCACCCAGTTTCTTAATTAATTACAGACTGAACGACCAACTAAAGGTACAAGATGTCGTGTATCGGATTAATTCTATAACCACGAACTTAAACACAGGTTTGTCGAGACTAGAGCTTATTAACTTAAATGTGGAGGAAATAGTAGAATGATAAAACAAATAATAGAACTGCTTAATATCGATGATTGGTATGGGCATTCCAAGAATATAGACATAGCAAAGGGCAAATACAAGGCTGTAGGGACTTGGAGTGAAATAATGGAACGAACAAAAAGAGAATACTATGGCAAGTGAAATTATAGTAAGTATCAATGTACAATCTGGGAAGGCTGAGGTTGGTTTAGGTAAAGCTAAGGCAGGTGTAGATAAGTTAGCTGCTTCTACTAAGAAGTTGTCTGATTTACAAAAACAAGAAGCTATAGATGTTGAGGTTCTTAATCAGCAGATAAGAATACAAACGGATATAAATAAAGCTGCTGCTAAATCTCAATTAGGATTAGGTCAAGCTACAGGTAAAACTTCTAAGGCGTTTAAACAAGCTAAAACTCAGGTTGGTCTTAACAATGCTATACTTACTGAAGCAGGTAGAGCTGCATCTGATTTACGTTTTGGATTTAATGGTGTAGCAAACAACGTTGGTCAAATGGCTTCGTTATTTGGTAGTTTGATAAATACCTCTGACAATGTAGCAACTTCAATGAAGAACCTCTTCAAGTCCCTTGCAGGTACTGGAGGAGTGATGATTGCTATTCAACTCTTAATTGCATATGGAGATAGAATTGTGAACTTCTTCTTAGGTATGAGTGAGTCTGCTGCAAAAGCAGAAAAAGCCATGAAAAAGCTAGAGGGGACTGTTCAGAGTCAAAGAAGAGAGCTTTTAGGTTACATTGAGGTTTTAGATGACTCTAATGTTTCGGAAGAGGTTCGTATAAACGCATTAAAAGAGCTTAATGTAATAAGTAAAGAAACAGTACAGGATTACAAGGATGGAAAGATTGACCTAGACGAGCTAACGCTTAGTGTTGAGACTTATATAAAACAACAAAGATTAAGAGGTGAATTAGAAGCTATACTATCAAGTAATCAAGAGGTGTTTGCTGAAAGAGAAAAAATCATAAGAGTTCAAAGACAATTAGATTTAGCTCAAGAAGAAGGTGATTTAGAAAAGGTTAAGGAGATATATACGAAAAACGCTTCTTTCTTTGATAAATTAGACCTAAGCAAAGATGGTCTTTTAGGCGCTTTCTTCAGTCCAGATGCTGATTTAGCTGGTTTGTTTAAAAAGCAAAACAAGGATGTTATTGATGAAGCTAACTCTGCTATTAAAAGACTGATTGAAATAGAAAAACAATTAACAGCTAACACATCGGATGGCTCAGTTGAGCGTTCTAGAAGAGATACTAGAGAGTTTAAGGAGAAGTTATTTGATATACAAAGTATCGTAGATAAGTTCAACAAAGAAGCTGATAAGTTAAACGTAAGAACTCTTGATGAAAGAATAGATTTAGAGGAGAAATATGCGAAGATAAGTGCAGATTCTAAGCTAAATAGGTTTATACAGACTCAAAGCAAAAGACTAGAGGAGTATAAGGAGCAAGTTAAAGACGATAAGAATGCAAAGGAGCTAATTAAGAACGCAGAAAACGATTTTAATGGTTCTATTGTAGATGCTAAAATCAAGCATGGTTTAGCTATCGCTTCTATTGAAGAGGGATTTATATCTAGGCGAATACTAGCGAAGGATAAGGAGGCTGAGAAGATAGGTAAAATAGCTAGGAAACTAGAGAATGATGAGATAAATAGGTTAAAGTTTGCTTTGGATGCAAATAAAATATACTTTACTCAGAAGATAGCACAAGCTACTTTTGATAAACAATCTGTTGATGACAAGATAGCTAATGCAGAGATTCTTAAACTGTCGGATTTAGAAGTTGCTCAGTTAAAAGCCAAATCTATTGGTCTTCAGAATTTATTGATAGACTTGAATGTGCAAAAAGAGCAAGCTGCTGCTGATGAAAAGCGAAGGATTAATACTGAATATTTAGGTTTTGTTTCTGGTATTGGAGGAATACTAAAAACAATAGCTGGAGAGAATAAGGCTTTGCAAACAGCAGCATTAGTACTTGAAAAAGGAGCTGCTATAGCAAATATCGTTATTAAGACTCAAGCAGGTAACCAAACAGCTAGAGCGTTAGCATTAGCTAATCCCGGGCCGGGTTTAAGGGAGGCTTATATGGGTGTTACTGAAGGTCAGATTTTAAGAAATAATATAGGGGCAGGAATTTCTATAGCAAGCATTCTAGCAACATCATTAACTTCCGCTAAGAGTCCTTCTAGTGGAGCAGGTGGTGGCGGAGGTGGAGCTAGTGTAACCGCACCTTCATTCAATGTAGTAGGGGCATCAGCAACTAACCAGTTAGCTCAAACGGTAGCAGGACAAGTTAACGCGCCACTAAGAGCGTATGTAGTAGGAAGTGATATATCAGACCAACAAGAATTAGATAGAAGTATAATCAGTACAGCAGGAATAGGATAATTAAAACCACAATTATGAGAATAGTAGAATTACTAATAGATGAAGAAGCAGCATTATCAGGAATCGAAGCAATTAGCATCGTAGATAAGCCAGCAATAGACGAGAAGTTTATTGCATTAAAGTCAGAGAAAAAGATTCAATTAGCTGAAGTAGATTCAGAGAAGAAGATTCTTATGGGAGCTGCACTAGTTCCTGATAAAAATATCTTTAGACAGGATGAGGAAGATGGTTACTACATATACTTCTCTAAGGAGACCGTTAGGCAGGCGTCTGAATTGTTTCTAGTTAGAGGTAATCAGAATAAGTCTACTCTAGAGCATGAAGCTGACTTGCATGGACTATCAATTGTAGAGTCTTGGATAATTGAGGACGAACTTCATGATAAGTCTAGAAAGTATGGTATGGATTTACCATTAGGTACTTGGATGATTTCTATGAAGGTTAATAACGATGATGTTTGGGATAACTATGTAAAAACAGGTTTAGTGTCTGGATTTTCTATAGAAGGCTACTTCACTGACTCTATTGATTTAAGTTCAGACTTAATATCTGAAGAGGATGCCACAGAGATTCTAGTTAAAGTAAAAGAATTTGTACAATCTAAATTAAGCGACAATGGCGAAGAATAAAAAGAAGATTAGTAAACCGAAAAGCACAATACCATCATCAGAAGCTACTATCCTTGGCATTAAAGCGGATAAATTCAACGCTCAGTACACAGATATTAACGGTTATGGTGTAGACGCACAGATACTAGAGAAAGTGTATCTAAGAGGCTCTGAGAGCTTAATAGACAGCCCGCAAGACAGGGTAAACCAGTTTATGTACTTAGTTCGTAGTGGTAAGCCACTTAATCCAGAATATACTCAGGACTTTGATTTACTGCCAGAAGGTCACCCAAAGAAATAGATATGAAAAGACGTAAAAAATATACATATAGTAGAAGTAGCACTAAGGGTGGTAAGAGGGGTTGTTTATGTGCTGATGGAAAAACATACTCTAGTAAATGCTGTGATGGCAGCTTACAAGCTCAAGGAATAGGAAGTATAACACGAAGTGAATTCTATTTAAAGTCAGAGAACGGAGATTACATACTACAAGAGGATAATACTAAAATAATTTTATAATGTCAGACAAAAAAATATCACAATTAACAGCACTTACAGCAAGTGCAATGGATGGAACTGAATTGATTCCAATGGTACATTCAGGCGAAACTAGACAGGCTACGATAATAGAAACGCAGCACTACATCGTAAACCATTTAACACCTACCGCACTAACGGTGAGTTCAGGTCAAACAGTAGATTTAGATGCTTCTGCTTATGATGAATCAGAATTGGTTTTATTGTCTTGGAGTGGCGGTAACGGTATCATGACTTTGACGCTTCCAGATGCAACTGCTACTAAAAATATAAACAGGGTTAAAAGATTCGTTTCAGACTCTACATTTCACAACTCAACAAAGGCAAGAGTAACACCTTTCGGTTCTCAAAATCTAGATGGTGCAAACTCATACTACGAAATAAATAAAGCTTACGAGGGTATTCAAGTTTGGTCTAATGGTGTTGAGTGGTTTATTATCCAGAAAAAATCTAGTTAAAGTACTGAAAATCTAACACTACAGTTAGAACCGGTTAATTTATAAAATTATCTTAAATATGAACAATCCAAAAGCAACTAGTATTCTCAATGAGATTCTAACAAAGCTATCTGCGATTACTTCAGTTGAAGATTCTCCTGCAAGCGAGCAAGTAGACGCTGTAGTCGAAGAGTTGTCAGAAGTAGTTGTTGAGGAAGTTTTGGCAGATGCCATTGAAGAATCACCAGAAGTTTCTGAGGAAGTGGTGGAAGCTGCTTCAGAAGGAAGCGAAGAAGTTTTATCTGAGGAATCAGAAGGAGCTGAATTAAGCGGTGCTTATGTTACGGAAGAAGCATTTGCAACTAAGGTTTTAGAGATGGAAGCTCAATTAGCTGAAATGAAGTCTTTAATCGAAGTTGAAATGAGTTCGCAGAAGATGCAAAAAGAAAAACTAGCCGCACAAGTGCTAGAGCTTTCTGCTCAACCTGCTGCCGAAGCAATCACCCACAACCCAGAAGCTGAAACAGAAAAGAAATCTGTATACAACTTCGGAACACAAAGAACTTCGTCTACACTAGACAGAGTATTCAATAGATTAAACAAATAAACAAAAACAAAAATGGCTACAACTACTTCAATTACAACTACTTACGCAGGTGAGTTTGCAGGACAATATGTTGCTGCAAGTTTGCTAGAAGCAAAAACTCTGTCTCAGGGTGGAATTACAATCAAACCGAATGTAAAATTCAAAGAGGTGCTAAAGAAATTATCATTAGATGGTATCGTTAAAGATGCAACTTGTGATTTTGCTGACACTTCTACGCTCACGCTAACTGAAAGAATCTTAATTCCTGAAGAGCAACAAGTAAATTTACAAATCTGTAAAGCTGACTTTGCATCTGACTGGGAAGCTGTACAAATGGGATACTCTGCTTATCACGATGTACCTCCAACATTCGCTGACTTCGTTCTAGGACATATTGCAGCTAAAGTTGCAGAGCGTACTGAGCTTTCTATCTGGTCTGGCGATACTGCTAATAACGGTCAATTTGATGGGTTTACTAAGAAATTAGGAGCTGATGCTGCCCTACCTTCTGGTAATGAAGTTGGAGGAGCTACAGTAACTGCTGCTAACGTTATTGCAGAATTAGGAAAAATAGTTGACGCTATTCCTTCTTCTTTATATGGTTCTGAAGGTTTATTCATCTATGTTTCTCAAAATATTGCAAGAGCTTACGTTCGTGCTTTAGGAGGATTCGCTAGTGTTACTCAACAAAATGCAGCAGCAGATGAGAATGTAGGCGTTACTTCAATCGGTGGTGCAGGTGTAAACTCTCAAGGTACTATGTGGTATCAGAATGGTGGTCTTATGGTAGACGGAGTAAAAATCTTCGTTGCTAATGGACTTGCTGACAATAAAGCTATTGCTACTACTAAAGACAACTTATTCTTCGGTACAGGATTGATTTCTGACCATAACGAAGTTAAATTGTTAGACATGGCAGACTTAGACGGAAGCCAGAATGCTCGTATCATCATGCGTTTCACTGCTGGTGTTGAATATGCAAACGTTGAAGATATCGTAACTTACGGCATTACTAACTCTGCAAACTAGAGTAAATAACTAAGATTAAGAGGGTAGGTAGGGCTACGGTCTGCCTACCTTTTTTTTAAGTAACTAATTAACTAATAAAAACAAATAACTATGGCATGTCTATTAACACGCTCAAGAGCTGAAGCATGTAAAGATACGGTAGCAGGAATTAAAGAAATTTACTTCGTTGACTATGGTCTTTTAGGTGCATACACTCTAGGCAGCAGCGATGAGATAACTAATGCAACATCTGCATCTGATATCACTGCTCACAAATATTTAGTAAAAGGGAATAACTCTTTTGAAACAACTATCAATGCTTCTCGTGATAATGGTACTGTTTTTTACGAGCAAGTACTTAATATTACTCTAAAGAAACTAACTAAAGAGGATAACAAAGAATTGAAATTATTGGCAGCAGGAAGACCTCACGTATTTGTGGTTGACCATAATGACAATGTATTTTTGATGGGTAAAGAAAATGGTGCTGACGTTACAGCTGGTACTGTTTCTACAGGAAATGCTTTAGGAGACTTTAATGGTTACAACTTAACCTTTACTGCGATGGAAGTTTCTCCACCTAACTTTGTTACTGTTGATGCAACAGCAGCTACTTTCCCTTTAAGTGAACTTACAGGGTTATCAGGAACTATAGCTATCGGAACACCTGCTTCTGTATAGTATAGTATCTTATTTACAATTAAGGGAGTAGTGAAAGCTGCTCCTTTTTTTATGCCTAAAACAGAAAACTTGAGTATAGTTATTTAAGCATGGAGATATTAACTACATCGGCAAGTAGTCAGTCACTAAAAATAGTGCCTAGAAAAGATGCTGCTTTGCCTACAATAATACTAACGGATAAGTCAACTAGAACTTCATCCACTATAACAGTAACCAAAACCACAGAGGGAGACTATATGGTGCTTTCTGCTGCGTTTAATCTTAAAGAAGGTACTCAGTACTCATTTAGGGTTAAAGATGGCTTAGAAGAGATATATAGAGGCATAATATTCTGCACAGACCAAGCTAACCTAGACAACTATTCTGTGAATAAAGACGAGTATGTATCTGAAGGTACATATAATAATGATTTTGTAATTATATAATGAAAAAGAAGAATCAACAAGTTAAGCCTAAAAGAAAAGTTCAGGATTCAGTTCACGTAATGCAATTGTCCTCATATACAGCTCCAAAAGTAATGGAGGATAGTAGAGACAAATGGGTAGCATACGGTGAAGATAACAATTACTTCCAGTACCTAATCGATAGATATAATGGCTCTCCTACTTCTAATGCTGCAATTAATGGCATCTCTGAAATGATTTACGGTAGAGGATTAGACGCAGTTGACGATGAAGCCAATCCGACAGCTGTAGACGAAATGAAAGAACTGTTCAAGAAAGACTGTGTAAGAAAAGTCTGCTTTGACTTCAAGATGATGGGACAAGCTGCAATTCAAATTATATACAGTAAAGACCGTTCAAGAATCGTACAGATAGAACATATGCCAATTGAAACTATACGAGCTGAAAAAGCTACAGATGGCATTGTTAAAGGATACTATTATCATCCTAAATGGGCTGACCTTAAAAGAACAGATAAGCCTAAGAGAATATCTGCTTTCGGTTGTAGTGAAGATGGTATTGAAATCATGTACATTAGACCTTACAAAGCGGGGTTCTATTACTACTCTCCTGTAGATTATCAAGGAGGATTGCAATATTCAGAGCTAGAAGAAGAAATAGCTAACTTCCATATATCAAACATACAGAATGGACTTAGCCCAAGTATGCTAATCAACTTCAACAACGGAACTCCAGAGAAGGAACAAAGAGATGAGATTGAAAGAGCTATATACGAGAAGTTCAGCGGAAGTTCAAACGCAGGTAGATTTATATTGGCATTTAACGATAGTAAAGAATTATCTGCTACAGTAGAACCAATTATACTTAACGATGCACATAAGCAATATCAGTTCTTATCTGATGAGAGTATGCGTAAGGTAATGGTATCTCACCGTATAGTTTCTCCTATGTTAGTTGGCATAAAAGACAATACAGGATTAGGTAATAATGCACAGGAATTAGAGACTGCATCACTACTTATGGATAATACAGTTATTAGACCAATGCAGGTTACTATACTTGATGAGTTTGAGAAGATACTAAAATACAACGAGATTGACCTAGACCTCTATTTTAAGACGCTACAGCCGCTTGAATTTACTGATTTGACTAATGCCATGAGTGATGCTGAGATAGAGAAGGAAACAGGCGTTAAAAGCTCTGAGGTTAAGCGTGAGGAATCTATTAACGAACAAGAAGAAGAATACTAATGGCAACAGCACTATTTATAAAGAGAGAAGACTTAGTAAAGAACACAGCTTTATCTGGCTCAGTAGATACTGATAAATTTATACAATTCATTAAACTAGCTCAGGAGATTCATGTAAGGAACTATTTAGGTTCAGATTTATATGAGAAGATAAGTGCAGATATAATTGCAGACACATTAACTGGAAACTATTTATCCTTAGTGAATGATTACATCCAAGATATGCTCATTCATTACGCAATGTCTGAGTATCTACCTTTCGCAGCCTACACTATATCTAACGGAGGAATACATAAGCATAGCTCTGAAAGCAGTCAAATTGCTAGTAAATCGGAGATAGATATTCTAATTGCAAAGGAGCGTAATTACGCAGAATATTACACAAATAGATTTTTAGATTATATGAGCTTTAATGCTTCATCTAAATTTCCTGAGTATTACAGTAATAACAACGAGGAGATATATCCTGATAAAGACACAAATTCAGTTGGATGGGTACTGTAAATAAAGATAAAAGGTCTGGTAATTACAAGCCTAAACAGAAGAACGAAATAAGGCTATCCAGTTACTTAACAAAGAAAAAGGATGAGCTGGGGAAAGGTTTACGAGACAAGTAATTGGGGAAATATTCAAAGTTTTATACACATAGGATTTAATAAAGTATTAGCATTTATTTCAGAGCAAGTTGATGTTTTTATCAGCTCAATTAACTTAAAGATAAGCACAATATTAGAGTCAATAGACAGAACAAATTATTAAAAATAGAAAATGGCATCAATAGATTTAAATGTAGGAACTAGTGCAAACGCTAATGATGGGGACACGCTAAGAGCAGCCTTTATCAAAGTAAGAAAAATGTTTGCTGAGGTTTACGGACAGACGTATGTAAGCGACACAGCCGCAATAGCTTCTAGCACTTTTAAGATAAAAGCAAATAAACTTCAAATGACTGCTGATGCGGTTGCTGGAGATGATGGTAAAGTATTAACTTACGACCACGCTTCAGGAAGTTTTACTTGGGAAACTAAATTCGATGGAGATATTACTGCAATTGCGGCAGGAGCTGGGCTTACTGGAGATGCTAGTTCAGGAAATGCTTCTTTAGCTGTTGGACAAGGGCTTGGTATAACTGTTGGTGCGGATGATATATCTTTAGCTACTACTGTTGCGGGAGATGGTCTTACTTTAACAAGTGGAGTTTTAAGTGTAGATGCTATTGGAACAGATGGCATATCTAATGATGCAGTAGATGGAACAAAATTAGGACAATTTGATGACACTTTAACTGCGGCAACTGCTGGACATGTTTTAGTATCTAACGGTACAGATTTTATTCACAGTGCAATGTCAGGTGATGCTACAATAGCTTCTGGTGGAGCTATTACAATTGCAAACGATGCTGTTGACTATGATAAGTTAAGTACAGAATTTACAACGTCTACTGCTTTTACAGCGGCAACAGACTTTGATGTAGATTGGAGTACAGCAGCTATGTTTACAGTTGCATCTTCTATAGCTATGGATTTAAACTTTACTAATGCAGAAGTTGGTCAAGTAAAGACAATCATAGTAACAGACTCAGGAGGGACATCTTCTCTTACGTTTGACAGTTCAATGACTATAACTACTTTAAATGGAAGTTACTCCGCAACAGCAGGAGCAGTAAACTATATTCAAGCAGTCTGCACAGCGACAGACGTATTCTTTTTAACCATATCACAAGCAGTATAATGAAGGCAAGATTAGAAGACGGAAAGGTTGTAAAATACAACACTATTCCAAACAGTTTTAGAGCAAATGGCAAACTAATAGCAGGAGGTGGAAGGAACTTACCTACTGAGAAATTAGAAGAGTACGGCTTCTTTGATGTTATAGAACCTGTTTACGATTCAGTGATTCAAGTAGCACACAACCTACACTTTGATAACACCTATGCATATACAGATATTGAGGGTAATGAAGCTACTAGAGATGTATTTGTATATGATATAAAAGATAAAACAATCACTGAAACAGTAGCAGAACTTAAAACAAGTAAAATTAGCGCATTAAAATCTTTAGCCTATAGCAAATTATCACCTACTGACTGGTATGCCATTAGAAAGGCTGAAAATGACACAGCTATTCCTTCGGATATTCAAACGGAACGTGACGCAATAAGAACAAGCGTAATAACCAAAGAAGGCGAAATTAATGCACTTGCAACAAAGGCTTCTATATTGAGGTATGATATTAACTTCTAAATTACCTAAATGGCAATTAACGAAAGACTTATAGATACAGAGGTAGCTGCTGCTGCTGCTGCGAGTGATACAGATAACTTAATGCTTGACTTAGATGCAAGTGATGTAGATTCCTATGATGGTGATGGAGATGTTTGGTATGATATACACGACTTTGAATACAAGCCTACTACTAACGTTGCACAGCATTTTAATACTGTTCTTTATACTGGTGATGGGAATGATAAAACTATAACAGATGTTGGGTTTCAACCTGACTTT